ATCCAAAATGCGTACCACTTGCAAAAGCCACACGGATGACAAAAGGGCAAAAGGCCTCTGCTGTCAGACGAAAAAGAGCTGCAGGTAATCCTGGAGGAAAACCAACTAACGTAAAAACATTTGTGAAAAAATAATGACTATTAGAAAAACAACAAAAGGCCCAGGAGCAAATTACAGACCAACTAAATCAGGTGCTGGTATGACCGCTAAAGGAGTTCGAGCTTATAGACGTGCTAATCCAGGTTCTAAATTAAAAACAGCAGTAACTGGTAAAGTAAAACCAGGATCAAAAGCTGCTAAACGTAGAAAGTCATATTGTGCAAGATCATTGGGTCAACTTAAAAGATCATCAGCTAAAACTAGAAACGATCCTAATTCAAGAATAAGACAAGCAAGAAGAAGATGGAAATGCTAGATAAGTGGATTTACAGATTCTTCGTAGGTGTTGACAATTTTTGTACAAAGATAGATAATATATTTTATGCGGGACACGAAAAAATTAGAAGCTTTTTCAAAACAAAAAGAAAAAGAAAATAGACAAAAAATTCTTTTTAAGAATCTTAGAAAGGAAGTAGAGATAGGTGCGAACGGCACTCAAGACTACATAATTAAAGAAGGAATAAATAAAGGAAAAAAACCATATGTTACCTGAAGAAACAGTTATACTATCTAAACTACAAAAACACTTAAAAGAGTCTTATCAAAATATTGGAGATACCATGATCGCAGGTGGTGTTGACAATATGGAAAAATACAAGTATATGATGGGACAGGCACATGCCTATTTAAGAATATCACAGGAGATATCATCCCTGCTAAACCCTAAAGAGGAGAAAAAAAATGATACTGAAAGACCAGACAACGTCGTCCAATTCGGACCCAAAGACTAAATCTGCACTATTAGATAAATACGAAAAACAAAATGCAGAAGCCAATCAAAAAGAAGTTGATGGCTATGAACGTTTAAAGAAAAAAGAATCAAACAAATTACCCGCACCTACTGGATGGAGAATGTTAGTTCTTCCATTTAAAATGCCGGAGAAAACAAAAGGTGGATTATATCTTGGACAAGATACACTTGAAAGACAACAAGTAGGTTCTACTTGTGGTCTTGTCTTAGCACAAGGTCCACATTGTTATGACAAAGAAAAATTTCCAGAAGGTCCTTGGTGTAAAAAAGGTGATTGGATAATTTTTGCAAGATACGCTGGATCTAGAATTCAGATCGATGGTGGGGAAGTAAGATTGCTAAATGACGATGAAGTTTTAGCAACCATCGAAAACCCTGAAGATATACTTCATCAATATTAATCATAGGAGGAAACTATGCCTGACGTAGAAGAAAACAAAACAGTTGACATTGATACATCTGGTCCAGGTGCTGAAATTGAATTAGAAAATGATTCTAAAGAGACAGAAGCTCCAGAAGTAGAAACACCAGAAGTTGAAGCTAAAACTGAAGAAGTAGAAAAGAAAGAAGAACCAAAAGAAGAGAAAGAAAAAGAATTAGAACAGTACAGTGAATCTGTACAAAGAAGAATAGCTAAACTAACCCATAAGTGGAGAGAAGCAGAGAGACAAAAAGAGGAAGCTGCTCAATTTGCAAAAGCGCAAATTAAATTAAAAGAAGAAGCTGAAGCTAAAATCTCAAAGCTTGAACCAGGATACTTGCAATCTACAGAAGATAGTATCACTTCAGGTCTACAAGCAGCACAAGCTAAACTTGCTGCAGCTAGAGAAGCAAATGATCTAGGTGCTGAAGCAGAAGCTTTAACTGCTATATCTGAACTTGGTTATAAAAAAGCTAAACTTACTGAAACTAAAGTGGCTCAGGAAGAGTTTAATAATAAAAAGAAACAACAACCAGAGGTCAAATTAGATCAAACACCTAGACAACAACAAGCTCCAGATCCAAAAGCGGAAGAATGGGCAGCCAGAAATACATGGTTTGGTCAGGATAATGCTATGACTTATACGGCATTTGATCTACATAAAACCCTAACGGAACAAGAGGGTTTTGACCCACAGTCAGATGAATATTATCAAGAGATTGATAAAAGAATAAGACTTGAATTCCCACACAAATTTGATACAAATAGATCTAATTTAGGGGAAGGATCGACCAAACCCGTACAAACAGTAGCTAGTGCGAAGCGAAGTACAAATACTGGTCGCAAAACCGTGAGACTCACACCGTCTCAAGTCGCAATTGCTAAAAAATTAGGTGTGCCACTTGAAGAGTATGCGAAACAATTAAAAATCACGAAGGAGGTATAAGCATATGAGTAATGAAAATGAAACAAGAACTTCTCGTGCGAGTCAGACTAGAGAAAAAGAATCTCGAAAAAAAGTTTGGACTCCACCGTCATCTTTAGATGCACCCCCTGCGCCGACAGGATTTCAGCACAGATGGATAAGAGCTGAAAGTTTAGGCTTCCAAGATACAAAAAATATCGCTGGAAGAATAAGATCAGGATACGAATTAGTTAGATCTGATGAATATCCAGATTCAGACTTTCCAATTGTTGAAGACGGCAAATACAAGGGAGTGATCGGAGTTGGTGGCCTTTTGCTTGCAAGGGTACCGGAAGAGATCGCACAACAACGTTCTGAATACTATGTTAAACAAGGTGCAGACAATGTTGAAGCAGTCGATAACGATCTTATGAAGGAGCAGCACCCAAGTATGCCTATCAATATTGATAGACAAACTCGTGTAACTTTTGGTGGTACAAAGAAATCATAAGATTTTATACCAACTGAAGTAAGCTAAACTAAATGTCTATAAGGAGGACACAACTATGGCAAATAAAGACGCTGCTTTCGGTTTAAAACCGATCGGAAAAGTTGGTCAGAATAGAGACAACGGTGGTTTATCTGAATATAGTATTGCAGCATCTGCAACAGCTATCTATTTCCAAGACCCAGTTGAAATGTTAGCAACTGGAACAATTGGAGTAGCTGCAGCAGGCGATGTTTTAATCGGATCACTAAACGGTGTTTTCTTTACTGATGCAACATCAAGCAAGCCTACTTTTGCGAATCATTTAGATGCATCTAACACTGCAACAGACATTGTTGGATTCATATCTGATGACCCGTATGAGAGGTTTGAAGTACAATCAAACAACGCAGGCGCTTCTGCACAAACTGATATTGGTAATGTTGCTAATATTGCATACGCAGCAGGAAGCTCACCTGATTACGTTTCAAAAGTAGAACTAGACGATGGAGATTTAGCAACTACTGATGGCCAATTAAAGGTTATCGGTGTTTCTAAAGACCCTGACAACAATGATCTTACTTCTGCAAACGTAAACTTTGTTGTTACAATTAACGAACACTTCTTGAAACAAGAAGCAGGTATCTAATAAGGAGTAAATAACTATGGCGATATCAAGAGGACAACTAGTTAAAGAACTAGAGCCAGGTTTGAATGCTTTATTCGGCCTGGAATATAAACGTTATGAGAATCAGCATGCTGAAATATACACTACTGAATCTTCAGACAGAGCGTTTGAAGAAGAAGTTATGTTATCAGGTTTCGCTCAAGCTCAAGTTAAACCAGAAGGAAGTGGAGTAACTTTTGACAATGCTCAAGAGACTTTCACTGCAAGATATACACACGAAACTGTGGCTCTTGCCTTCTCTATAACTGAAGAAGCAATTGAGGATAACTTGTATGACAGACTTGCTAGTAGATATACTAAAGCATTAGCTAGATCTATGGCGAACACTAAACAAGTTAAAGCTGTTAATCCATTGATTAATGGTTTCGGTACATTCACTTCAGGTGATGGTTCTGCATTATTTGCAACTAACCACCCAACTGTAAGTGGAACTGTATCAAACACATTAGCAGTGGCTGCTGACTTAAATGAAACTTCATTAGAGCAATCATTAATTGACATTGCTGCAATGACAGACGAAAGAGGTCTAAAAATTGCTGCAAGAGGTACAAAAATGATTATTCCTTCTGAGCTTCAATTCACAGCTGAGAGATTAATGAAATCTCAAGGTAGAGTCGGAACAGCAGACAACGATGTTAACGCAATCGTGTCTATGGGAATGGTTCCTCAAGGTTACAGAGTGAACAATTTCTTAACAGACCCAGATGCGTTCTACATCTTAACTGACGTGCCTAACGGTATGAAGATGTTTGACAGAAGCCCAATTAAAACGGCTATGGAAGGCGACTTCGATACTGGTAACGTGAGATACAAAGCTAGAGAAAGATACTCATTTGGTGTATCTGACTTTAGAGGTATTTTCGCATCACCAGGTGCATAATAATTAATTTGAATGAGGCGAGACACAATCTCGCCTCATTTAGAAAGTAAAAAGAAATACTCATGAAAAAATTTACAGTTACCATAAACGCGTACGGTCATTATGCAAAATTTATAGTATCATCTAACGATGATGCAGTTTCCCTCGAGCAAGCAATAGTTGACAAACTAGGACTAAATGATATAAAATGGGAATATGTTGGAGAAAATGTATTTGACTCCAACAAGTACAGAATAACCTATGAGGAGGTTATAAATGACGATGCAACCGCACATCCAGGATCTCTACAAACAAAAGGAGACACTGGACCTAAAATGGAAGCAAGAGCATCT